GGAAGGTCAGACGTTCCAATGTCTACCCAGGTATCTGCATCCGTGATTGTTCCCGCAGAACCAAATTTAAGAACGTTGGCTGCTGTACCAGCAGCTAAAGCAGTAAACAACTCCGTAGAGGTTGCACTTGTTCCCATGCTAATATTTGCGGCATCACACGCGGTAGTAATGTAAACAGTAATCTCTGTAACTTGACTGTTGGCAGGAAGTACAATTCCTGTGTCCGCCGCATCAGTAGATTGTGTCCAAGACGCTGTCTGCGCCATCTTTACAAAACCTACATTTTTAACGTCAGAACCTACCGTAGTTCCAGTAGTGTCTTTAATGGTCCCTGCTTTAATAGGACCTGAAAAAGTTGTCGTACCCATGTTGATCTCCTGTCTGGGTTAGTCAGTCGCATCATGCGACTGTCAGGGATACCAGAACAATACAGGAGATCTATCCAAAAAGAAAGGGGCTACCGAAGTAGCCCCCAGTTTGGGAGGAGGTATATGAAAGTACCCTCCCAGACTATAGCACGTTTTACGCTCCGGGTGAACCGAAGACTGCGCGTGGGTCGCTGAAGCCGAAGCTATAGCGTTCACGAGCCTTAAAGCGCATGTTGCCAGTGTCGAAGTCTGCTTCCATGTTAGTGGACAAAGCAGAACGCTCGAAGTGGACAAAACCACGAGGTGCGTCAGTCATGACGAAGAACGCATCTGGATCAGTCAGGAAGTCGTTAACGGCATAACCGTTTGGCAACATACCCATTGACCGGATGGCGTTAGTGTCGTTGTCCGCTGTGCCAACACGCAAGTTTGAAACCATCAAACGCTCTGCAACGAATTGCAGTTGACGTGGAATGACCAACTTGGTGCCGCGCAGGGCGACCTTCAACCCACGCTCGTCAACGAAACCAGCAATGCTGATCAACGCGTCTTCCAAAGAAGTCTCGTTCAAGTCAGCCGCAGTTGTCGGTTCGTTGGCAAACGTACCACCGTTGGTTAGCGGGTGGTCTGTCGCACAAAGTGCAACACCGTCACCACCAGCAGTTGCACCAGCGGTGAACGCAGTGTTCAACACAGATGCAGCTTTAACCTGCTTGGTGTGAGCCATAGAACGCGCAAGCGCCTTCGTATAGCGTGAGCCAAGACGGTCGTACAGGTTGTCTTCAATCGCTTCTTCCGTTATAGAGAACGCAAGCGCGATTGTTTCGTGGTTGTAACGAGCAGTGTATGCTTCGTTAGCTTCGTCAAAATTGACGGCAGAACCTTCCGATTTGGTTGGTGCTGCGCCGAACCCACTCAACATTACTTCCTCTTCAAACGCTCGGTCTGAAGATTCCGTTGTGTAGATTTCCGCGTGTTGGTTTTCGTACCGAGAGTACTCCATACCAAACAGCGCGTTGAGGCCCGGTTCTAGCTCTTTCGCTAGTTGTGCGCGAGAAATAGCCATTCTTTAGACCTCCTTAAACGCCAGTAGTCGACGGAGTACCAGCAACAATCGCGCCATTGGCGGAGTTGCAGCTGCTATTCAATCGAACAATTACAGGGATACCAGCCGCTGTGAAGTCACTGTTCTCAGGGTCATCTTGGATGCCCATGATACGCAGTTGCAATGCAGCAGTGGCGGCGATTGTGCTAACACCCAACTTAGCAGATGAAATACCAGAGGCTGTAGAGCCTGAAGTACCAGCCGCAAAGTTTGCGTTTGCGAACACATGACCCCGCGCAGTTGCTTCGCTAGTTAGTGAAGCGTCTGAGCAGATAACAAATGTCTGCATTGGGTTGTCATACACGAAGGCTTTGACGGGATGATTAGAATCCGCGCCTGACCCGGGCCAGTAGTTTGAGAAAACTTTCTCACCAGTGGTCGACGATACATATTCGCATCCCCAGAACACACCAAGTAAACCTACCGTTCCACCAGCAGCCGCGCCAACAATATCAATAAAGCCTGTTGACAGCGGTATTACGGGTGAACCTTGGTAAATCGCGTTAGTGTTTCCAGAGGCAATACGATACTCGGTCGCACCAGTGGTGTTTGCAGCCTGACCGACTACACCAATCGGACGAAGTCCGAAGGCACCGTTAGTGTTTGCCATTGTAGCAATCCTCTTTCAATTAGTCGGAGTCTCTACGAGAACCTCCGAACGATACACGACTTTGCCGACTATTAGTTATCGGCATTGAAGGATGTTGCTCCTTCATAAGGTCCTGATCTACGGCAGTCATCTGTTCGCGGGTTCTGCCCCCGTAATATTCAGTTCTTTCGTGAGCCGTTTCAACAGGGAGTCGACACAGCATCAATCCGCCTTGACCTATAACGCCCTCGTATCGACCATCGTCAATAGTCGGAGCCTCATAGTCTGGATATTCATCTTTCCGGACAGGTTCCCATCCTTCACGCAGCTTGGCATTGACATTCATTTTGTCCTCTTCGCCTCGCATTGCAACTCGTATCCAACGATGCACATACCCATCTGGTGGCGTAGGTGCTTCAAGGTGACTGGGCGGTGCCCATGGTTTTCTGCGCGAGTCTGTTTCTCGCGTTGTGGTTTTGCGTGGTGATCTATTAGCCATTTCTCAATCCTTTACAAACTTTGCGTATTCCTCAAGCGGTACGCCTAGCTTCTTTGCAATCGCAACTTGAGAATGCGTTAGCTTCACCGACCTGCGCCCCTGTTTAGTGCTGCGAGATGCAGAGGAGTTCCCCGAGGCGACAGGTGCTCCACTTCCCGACTTCTTAACCGTCTGAAACTTGTTCGGAAACTCCGAACGTAAGCGACGGTCAATTTCAGTATAGTACTCATCGCCGTTCGGGTCAAACCCCTCATCTTCGACAAGTGTTGCATGGATGGCATATGTGGCAGATGTAAGTAATCTATCCGTGCCAAACCACTCGTTCTTCTCTGCCCACGCCACAGCTTTTGGATCCGGTTGCGGAGCCTGCTGTTGTGGTTGTGGGGCAGGTTGTGCTTGCGCAACAGGCTGTCCCGGTTGCAATGGAGGTTGCTGTGGCTGTTTGGCCTCACGTTCAACCCGCGCTTTCGCCTGCCGATGACGCTCCATCTCGTTGTTCAAACGAGACAGCTTTTCTTGCGCCTCCAGCATTTTATCGCTGTCACCTCGATCCGCTGCATCCTTGTACTGGATCTTTGCAGAGTTCATCTCGATGTTTAAACGGTTGCCATATTCCTGCACATAGCCTCGGTCGAGAAGCCGAAGACGATCCTTCATCTTCTTGTTCTCTTCCATTAACTGTGAAGATAACCGCAAGGCTTCCTGCTTATCGCGCTCTTCTTTGCGATACTTGTCCGTCAGCTTTTTAATTCGCTTTTGAACACCCTTGCTGTAGTCGTCTAACTCTTCGCTCTCCTCCGCGGCCTCAACCTGCTGCGGTTCAGGTTCTTCCTGAACGGAGACCTCTGGTTCAGGAGACGCCTCTTTTGCAGGATCCTCCGACGCAATGTCTTCAATCTCTACTTCAATCTCTTCGGTTTCAACTTCTTCAGACGTGTTTGACATCATCAGGCTCCATTAGGGTTGCAATTACTTCGTCGTCGTTAATAATCCGGACCTCTCCGCCCTCGATCTTAAATCGAGAACCTGAGTAGCGACCGATGCAAACCCACTGTCCTTCTTTGCACCACGGCTCACCAAACTTGTCTTTGTCGCCATAAGCCAACGGCCCTAGCTTTAAGACATATGCAACAACCGTAGCCACCGATTCTCTTTCCCGAACTTCGTCAGGTAAGTGAATGCCGCCTTTTGTTTTGAGTTTCCCCTGATAAGGCATTACCAGCATACGCCATCCTGTAGGCTGCGGTAATCTTTCAAGAAGGGGCTTTTCGAGGAGCGAGGGATCTAACACCCGCTCGTCAGCGTTAATGTACGCGCTTTCTAAAGAAGGACCGTCTGACGTATCAGAGCTTCTTTCCTTATTTATTTTCTGCGCGACGTGATCAGGAAGATATAAGGTCTTCGACATCGTCAGCGTTTCTCTCCAGCAGGGACTTCATTTCTTCTTTAGCAAAAGAGAGTCCCCGTATCTCTCCCACCATCATTTTATAGGTCTCCCAGTCTTTAGCAGACCCGTTGGCTAAAGAGCGAGCAATGTCTTCTTCACGCTCTCTCAACAACCTATACACATATTTTGCGAAGTCGACAACATCCATTATAGGATATCCTTGTATTCCTCTTGTAGGTCAGATGTGATTGGACCACCCTCTACCCACTCGTTGCATGTGTTTTCACTACTACACACAAACTTGAGTAGTTGGCAATAGCCCGTGTCCCCAGACTCGTCTCCAATGCAATCTTGCATATCCTCGGTCTGATTGTACATTCCGCACGTTCCGCAGCTTTCATCATTGCGAAATGCCGAGCTAGTGTTGGGCTCACGATACCCGTATTCCTCAACCGCTATCTCACGGTTAGCGGCGTTTAGCTCGTCATCTTGCGTTGGGAGAGGACAACTCTTACCGTCGTCATCACTCTCCATTTTATCTACGGGCATCCCATCAGGAAGCACACTGATCATAATCGTAGTCATTAGTAACACTTCCCACGTTTGGAGTTGTCACGGACATCTCCCTGACGAACCTCTCCGCCCATAGCAAACTTTTTAGTAAGATTATCTCTAGTAGAGCCAGATCCAGTATCGGTCGCCCCCATTCCGCGAGTTGACCCTTTCGACATGTTAACCTGCTCATCAGCTAAAGTGTTTGTTCTTGTAAGAACCTTACTTTTACTATCTTGATACGGAGTCTGAGGATCTGAAGGTATAGCAGGCGTCTTGGGCAGCTTCTTCTTAGCTTTCCTGCCGTACTTTGCCGT